CCAACATTCCGGCGCGTGACGTGCTCCACTTCCCGAACACGTTCAAGGAGGAGAACGGCTTCTGGGGCATCCCCACGCTGCGCTATGCCTTCGACACGCTGACGCTCATCAAGACGCAGAAGGCGCAAGCCCTGGAGAATGCAGCCAAGGGCGGTCGCGTGAAGTTGCTCATCTCGGAGGGTGCCGACTCGACGGTTGCACCCATTTCGGCAGGCCGTTTCGACCCGAAGGAGGCTCAGGCGTATGCCAAGCAGATCAACCGCGAGATTTACCAGCAGGACGTGGTGGCACTTCAGAACCTCTCGCACATCCAGAACATTTCGATGAATGCGCAGGACATGCAGCTCATGGAGCAGTTGAATATGGGACTCGACGACGTGGCCCGTTTCTACGCCACTCCGCGACCGCTGCTGATGCTCGACACCAACTCGCACTACAACGACTACACGAACGCCACGATGGAGTACCTACAGCGCACCATCGCGCCCGACGCTGTGGAGATTGAGAACGAGTGCAACCGCAAGCTGCTGTCGGTGTACGACTTCGGACGGCGACGCTTCCATCTGTGCGAGCAGCCCCTGTTGCGCATGGATAAGAAGGCGCAGGCCGAGGTGGACGAGAAGCGACTGCGCACGGGTACGGCGACGGTGAACGAGCTGCGCAAGCAGTACGACATGCCAGCCGTGAAGGACGGCGACATCGTGTACGTCATCACCAACCTGGCAGAGCTGGGCAGTCCGAAACTGCGCGACGTGGCAGGTGGCGGGCGACCAACCACTCAGGAACCGCAACAGCCGACACCGCCAAAGAAGGGCAACGAACCGCCAGCAGACGGGAAATAATCGTCACGTGACAATTTAAAACTGTCACGTGACAATCTCGAAACTGTCACGTGACGATATAAAATTGACAGCTTATGACACCAAACCCGACAAAAGAGGAAATCGACGCTCTGGAGCGCGAGATTCAGCAGCAGAGAAAGAAGCGCGAAAGCCGTGTGCATCGCGCAGTAAACCCAGCGATAGTATGAAGAAAGAGAAAAGATACAGGATTACGATGACCGAGAGTCAACTGCGGTTAATGATGGCAGCAGTTGAGGACTGGCACCGATTCCTTGCCGGACAATGCGGAATGGATAACGCTACATCATACATCGAGGATTGTCATGCAGCCCGTGAAAACCTCGAAACCTACGTGCGCCCATACATCGTACCTGAATTGAATTATCGAGGTTCATCATACGGCTGGAGCGGCGGTCAATGCCCGAAAGAACATCAACGCAAAGCAATCGCAATGTCGTACATGCTCTATCGTGAACCCATGCACTATCTGACAACGCACAACGGGAAAGATATGTCGTGGAACTGCTATAACAGCGAGACACTGACCTGCCCCGAGCAAGGGCCGCTCGTAAAAATCGAAGAGGTTGAAGACGAGTAAACCCCAAACATCATTTCGCCCGATAAGTAGATAACATTTTCAAATGTAAAACGAGAATATGAAACAGACAAGATTCATCCCAACCAATGACTGCGGCCTGCAACTGCGCGAGCCACAGGAGGGGCAGCAGGAGAGCCGCGAGATTGAGGGCCGTCCGATAGTCTTCGGCGTGCGCTCGGTCAACCTCACACCCTGGAGCTCCACACGCAAGGTGTATGAGATTCTGGAGCCTGGCTGCATCAGCCGTGAACTTCTCGCGAAGTCCGACGTGATCCTGAATCTTAACCACTCGAACATGGTGCCCGACGTGCTCGGACGGTTCCGCAACTCGGACAAGGACACCCTCTCTCTTGAACTCCGTGGCGACGGCATCGACTGCCGCTGCGACCTGCCCAAGACCAACAACGCCAACGATGCGCTGGAGCTGATGAAGCGCGGCGACATCACCGGCATGTCGTTCGCCTTCGAGGACGACTACGAGGACACCGAAAATGGCGTATCGTATGAGCGCACCAACGACATCGAGAACGGCAAGGAGGTATGGCTGCGCCACGTGAAGAAAATCACCGGCCTCTATGATGTCGCCATCGTCACCCACCCCGCCTACGAGCAGACCAACGTCGGACTGCGTGAGGCTTCGGAGGCTATCGACAAGGCTATTGAGGCACAGCTGAAGCGCGAGTGTGGCGACGACGAAGCCAAGAAGAAAGCCGAGGAAGAGGAAGCCGCCAAGCGTGCTGCCGAAGACGAAGCCAAGAAGAAGGCCGAGGAAGAGGAAGCCGCCAAGCGTGAAGCCGAGGCAAAGGCCAAGGAGGAGCAGGAACAGCGCGAACTGGAAGAGCAGGAGCAGAAAGAGCGTGAGGCCGTGGCCGTGATGCGTATGCGTCGCAACCGCCTGGCTCTACAGAACAGAGACATCGAAACTTTTAGTTATTAACCCCTTTAAAACTGTTTTAAAGATGAAAAAAGAACTTTTGAAACTGCAAGCTCGCAACCGCGAGATTCAGGCACGCCTTGGCGAAATGTACGACAAGGCCGAGAGTGAGAAACGTGAGTTTAACGCTGAGGAGGCACGCGAAGAGCGCGAACTGAAGCACGAGCTCGAGTCTAACCACCGCGAGATTGTCAACAGCTGCGACGAGGTTGCTATTGGTGCTCTCCGTGAGCAGCAGAACAAGTCAGCCCAGCTGCGTGAGTTCTTCAAGGCTGTCAAGGAGAAGCGCGAGAACGCTACCACCATCCTGAACAGCCCCGTGACCACTGGCACCGACCAGAACCAGAACGGCAACCTGACCGCTGGTAACATGATCCCCTTGAACATCAAGGAACTCATCGACACCAAGGTAGAGGGACTGGAACTGCCTGCCGACCTGACCATGCTCACCGGCGTAGTAGGCGACGAGGTATGGCCCTACAGCATCGACGATGCCGAGGTTCGCGTTGCAGGTGAGGTTGACACCATCGCCGAGCAGGGTCTGAACTTCGCCAACGTGAAGGCTCTCTCCGAGCGTGTGGCTTGCGCCATCGCCATCTCTAACAAGGCTATCGACAACGCCTACTTCGACCTGTACAGCTTCGTGCTCTACAAGATTCAGAAGGCCGTTGCCATCCTCAAGGCAAAGCGCGTGTACTCTCACGCCCAGTTCAACGACAACCTCAAGTCACCCTTCGCACAGGTTGACGTGGAGGAAGTCACCCTCGACGAGAACATCGGCCAGACCCTCGCAGAGAAGGCCGCTGAAATCTACGACAAGGGCTTCGAAGGCATCCCGTACTTCACGATGGATAAGGTCATGGAGACCAAGTTGCAGTTCACCAAGCTGCTCTCTGGCCTGACCTCCGACCGCACCGTCGTACAGGACGGCAAGTGTGTGGGCTACCCCATGACCATCAGCGGCCACATCAACGGCCACCTGAAGGGCGACGGCGCCTACGAGCGCGAGGCTGGTGTTCACTACATCGGTATCGGCCACTACCGCTACCTCGCCTTCGAGCAGCACGGTGAGGTCCGTCTGACGGTTGACTCTCAGAGTGCCGCTGTCAGCGCACGCAACTCCACCGTTGTGACCCTGAACATGGAGCTCTCTCTGACCGAGTTGTCAAAGCTCGTCAACGGCGGCGACAACAACAACCCGCACAAGCCTCAGGCATTCAAGCTGCTGAAGGTTGTTGCTCCTGCTTCTACAAGCGACATCTAAACTCTCTCGACTCGACTTCTGGGATTAGTTCCTCTGACGGTCGCCCTCGATGCAGCAGCAAAGACCGTGCGGCCGTCAGTTCCCCAGAGGGAGAGACTACTGAAAGAAATGTATAACAAGTTACACGCGATACAATGAGCCTTGCAACAGATAGCATATTTGTCACTGCTTTGCAGTCTAACAGCGACATGCTGGAGAAGCTGACGGAGTACATCGACGACGATGACAACATCCAGTACGATGAGACTCCCCGACTCTACGGAACCGCCATTGGACTGCCGGATGATGATGCTGACAACGTGCCAGTGCCTTATGTTATTGTCACCTTCGACGGGCTGACGAACGACCAGGGCACAAAGGATGACATCTACGAGAGTCCGTATGATACGGTGGACATCGGTGTGGAGGTGACTGCCAAGACGCTCGACGACTTGCACACGCTGACGAAGATGGTGCGCGACACCATCCTGTCATACCTTCGCACGAACGACACCGCCATCGAGTACTATCAGTTTGGTGCACAAAAAATCCAATACGACTCGCTGAAACCATGCTACTGGCAAGTGCTCACCTATCAGTGTAATGTTAATAACACTTACGACGATGAGCAAGAAAGCAACTCAGACATCTGAACAAGAACAGCCCGCTTACGTGGCTGATCTATTGCTGAACGGCACAACCGTGCTCGAAGCTCCCACAAGAGATGCTTTGGCCGAAATGGTGAACGACATCCCAGCCGACTGCCGCTACAGCGTCGGTGCCGTGGGTCGCAAAGCTGACGGTAGTGCCTACACTCTCAGAGTTGACTTAATCAAAAAATAAAAAGATATGGCAACATTAAAAGGACAAAACTTTAGAATCTGTATTTACGACGCAACAGCCGAGAAATACAAGGTGATAGGCATGGCGACTGGATGCACGGTGAATCTTCAAAACAACGTTGATGAAGGTACGCATAAAGATATTGTTGGGGCTGCTGCTATGCCAACGACCACCAGCAAATCGTGGAGTGTTTCGTGCGATTCACTCAACGTGGCAGATGCTGCCGCTATGCTCACCGCCATCAAGTCGATGTCGCCCATGACACTGATGTGGGATGAGACCGCAACCAGCAACAACCAGACCCGCGAAAAGGCTACCTTTGCCCGCAAGGGTTCGGCCTACCTCAACGATGTAACCTTCAACTTCAACGACCGCGAGAACAGCACAAAGTCGTTGCAGTTCCAGGGTAGCGGCCCGTTGCAGACCGTAGCTGCAAGCGAGGCTACCGAGGTCATCCCATTGGGAAGCTACACCAAGGGTCAGTATGTTCGTCTGTTCCTGGGCAGCGACAATACCGCAGCACCTTCGACGGTCATTGCAGCCGCCAAGAGCCTCAGTCTGCATGTCAGCCTGACGCTGGAAGACGCAACGACCAAGGACACCGCTGGCGACTGGCAGATTCAGGAGCCGACGGCACTCTCTTACGACATCTCAACAGGCGCATTGATGCGCAGTGGCGAGACTATCACATCGCAGGTAGGTGCTAAGTCGCTTGCCGATGTCGAAACCATCTACGAGAATGGTACGCCGGTAAAGTGGAAGATTGCCAACGTCGGTGGCGACAACAACCGCACGGCATCGAGCACAATCATCAGCGGCAGTGTCATCCTGACACAGCTCACACTGAATGGTCCGAACCGTCAGAATGCAGACTACACAGCACAGTTTAACGGCTACGGCGACTATCAAGTAGCTGCGTAATACCATCAAAGCCGCTCGTCTGCGATTGCCTCCTTTCGTTGGCAAGCAGGTGGGCGGTTTTTATTAATCGAACTAAATCCCAGAAGAAATGAAGAAAATAGAAATATTAGGCCGAGAGATAGAGATGATCTATTGTGCGGCAAGCGAGACAGGATTTGAAGATTTAGCTGGAAAAGGTGCCGACATCTTCAATCCGATTCCTGTTTACGAAAACGGAGATGTAAAAGAACTGCTACCACCAC